TAAGGCGCGCCGCTGCGAACGACATCACGTTCTGCCGGTTGGCCGCTGTCTGCACATCGATCGCGGTCGCAAACAACAACAGGGAGGTTGAGTCGTCGGCGTCGCCGTTGTTATCGAGTTGGATCGTGTCTTCCAACCCGATATCGACCGCACCAGACGTGCCGGAATCGAGGTCGTCGTTGTCCAGCACCAGATCGATCGGTACATGCCCTGCGGGCAGCTTTACAACTCGGACCTGGATCGTGGCGTCTTCCGTTTGAGCACCGATCAAATCGTACTCACCTCGCTGAACAGTAACCTGTCCAGCTTGCGCAGAGGCGACGGCGGGACCAGCGTCGGACCCCATCACGCTTTGTACAGTTGGCATCTTAAATTCCTCTTAGGGTGATTTACTGGTTTAGCCGTCTAGCCGCTAGCCTGGGTCAGCCGAGTAGGTGTCGAGTGCGATCACGCCGAAATCTTTGGCCGTGCCGTCAATCGTGAACCTGGTTTTCTTCAGCCCGAAGATCGAACTGGTGGAAATCACGAGCTGATTTCCATTGTCCCGAGTCTCTTCATGCCACCCAAATCGCAAGCCGGTTCCTGGTGATCCGAAGGCCAAAACTGCCGCTTGCTGGCCAAGGAACAGCGCCCGAGCTGCAGGCTCCGCGCCACCGGCACCAGCGTCCGTGAAGCGGATTACACCTTTGTGCTTGTGCAAAACTGCCCCATTGTGCATTCCCAAAGATCCCTTAAAGATCAATGAGTTACGGCCCTCTGCGCCCGCTGCGGCCTTCTGGATTTCCAGCCAGTTGGCGGCGCCAGTCCCGGTGCGCAGATCGTATGCCTGCCACGGTGACATCAGTAAAACGTGGTGCTCCTCGCCGTCGATCATGATCGGCTGGATCTGCGGTGTCCCTTGCGTGCCGCCACCCATCATCTCGGCCTTGGTCACGGCCCGGTCGATCTCGACCGTGGTCAACTGATCGTTGTCGGAGATGGTGTTGAAGGAGGTCGCGTCGCCAGCGTACATAACGTGCTCGGCGTCGGGCGTAGCGAACGCATTGTTCGCGAATCCGGTGTAGGTCGTCGGGAGTATGTACTCGGTGTTGGCACCGCGCGCTCCCGAGATGTAGATGAACAGAAGCTCATCGAAAATGCGGCCCCACCACTCGGCCTGTCTGGCCCGAGCGACTCGACGGAGGTCGTGGATGGTCCGCTTGCGCGTCATCCGGCCACCGCTGTTCACGCCGGATCTCATCTGGTCCACGAAAACTTGGTCGGTATAGAAGGTGAGATTTTCCTCCGTGCCCTCCTGAACATCATCCCCTTCGACAGGTTGTTGGCGAAGCTGCATGGAGAGGTCGAAAGTTATCTGTTCACCAGCATCTGATTCGAGCTGGGGTAGCATCTGGATGGGCATCCCGCTCTCGGGACCGGTGCCCATGAACTTCTTGCTCCAGTACCCGACTCGGGCGGTGTCGACGGCGAGAAAGGCGCTGAACCTTTTGACTGCCTTGGGATCATTCAGCCCAACAATCGTTTGGGACATGTTGACTTACCTCCAACTAAGGGTTGGCCAGTAAGTCACTCCTGCGACTCCGACTGGGGTATTAAACAGTCACGAGACCTGTTTCGCGAGGAGTGTAACACCATCAGGGGGTGTCACTTCAAGGCTCACATGTGGGGGTGCTTCGATCATCACCCTGCAGCTACGTCCGCGCTTGTACAGCAGGGTGATGACGACACGCTGGCTGACCATGTCGACAAGGTGCTCTGGGGACAGCTCCAGCAAGATCTCGGAGCCTACCTCGACGTCAGCGATCCAGCCCATTGATAAGCTCCTACAGCGCCCGTGTATCGAGGTATTTGTCCTTGTCGGACTGGGACATTTTGGCCAGCTCTTGCTCAAGTTCCATGCCTGTCATGTCGTCCAGCTTCGCGAACGGGTCTTGCTGTTCAGCGTTGGGTGCCGCCGCTGGCACGTCGGCCAGGGTCTTCGGTGGTGACTCCACGACAGCGGCGGCGTCGACAGCCTTACCGAGATCATCGGCTTTCGTCACGTCGGCGGCATCAGTAGCGGCGTCGGCGGCGCTCACCGGTCGTGGCTTGTTGAGATTGAAGGCTTCGTTGACGCCCTTGGCCGCTTCGCGCAGGAACCACCGGTACGAGTTGCCGACGTTCTCTTCGGCGCCGTACAGGTCTTCGAGTGCCCCGCGTAGCGCGCCGTAAATCACCGGGGACTTGAACTGGTCGTTCTCTTCGACGAAGCGCTCGACCTCCCACTCCCAGTGCTGCTGCTGGCTCATCTCGTTGTTGGCGTTGGTGAACTCAGCCTCACGTTGCAGCGCCCTGAGATCCGTCATCTCGCCCACCAGGTCGCGGTTCGCCTTGGCGTGCGCGGCGTAATCGATATCACCCTCTTCCAGCGACTTGTCGAGCGCTTCTATCGCCTCGGTGTTGGCGGTCACTCGCGCGTCGAGATCCTCGGGGATTTCGCGGGCGGCGAGCTGTGGCCGGAAGGAATCGGTTAGTAACTCGTGGCCTTCTGTCCCTTCTTCGGCGGCGGCGGCTGCGGCAGCTTCGTCCGCTTTTTTCTTGTCCCCGTCTTCGTCAACTGGCTTTCCGGCATCGTCTAGCTCCTTGGATTGGTCGGGACTGGCCCCGTCAGACTTGGATTCATCAGACGCCTGGGGAAGTACCTCTGAGTCGTCTTTTGCCTTCGCGGGACCAGCCCCGTCTGACTTGTCATCTGTTTTCGACTCAGTGTCTTTGTCGTCGGCCTTCGACTTGTCGTCGGCCTTCGACTTGTCGTCGACTTTTTTCGCCTCGGGCGCACCGATGGTCGTGCCAGAACCCTCTTTTTGATCATCGTCAGCGTCAGCGTCTTCTGCCAGCGCGGCCCGTTCCTCTTCGGACAGGTGTTGCTGGTCCATCTCTTCGGCTGTTATTGCCTTCGGCATAGTGTCACTCCTGCGACTCTAGGGCGGTGGGTGGGCGTGCTGGCGAGTCGAACGGGACTACCGTCTGGCTCGCATTCGGAGTAGCCGCTTCGGACTCCTCCTTGAAACTGGCAAACAATTCATCGATGGCAGCGGCCATGCCTGGATTGGCGGCAAGCTTTTCAGCGATCTCGCTGGCCTTGGCCATGGTCTCGGATTCTGCTCGCGCTGCGTCGGAATAGGTCTTGGCTGTGCGTGATTCCTTGGTGCCGATGTCGGCTTCGGTATCACGCTTCTCACGGTCGGAATCTTCGTTCTTGCTCTGTTGCCTGGCGGCTAGCTGCTCCTCGAAGTCCTCGGCGTCTGGATCGACCTGGCCGTTCAGCTCGCGGATGCGCCGAACCATCTCGTCGCGGTTCGGGATGCCATCGGCCATCTCTAGGACCAGATCAAGGAGCTGGAGCTGAACCTCGGGGTCAAGCTGCTGCATCAGGTTCAGCATGGACTCGAACATCGCAATGCGCAGGGTCTCGCGGAAGTCTGCGGTGTCGACCACGAAGTCAGACACCGTTCGGGTGATGTCGTTTTCGATCTCCAGCTCACCGGCTTCGTTGCGGCTCGGCGTGTTGATGCTGGTGAACTCGGACTTCCGGTCGTTGGTGATGCGGATCTGTTTCGGCTCGGAGTAGAACTGCTCGATCAGGCTGAGCTTCTTCTCACCGTGGGTCTGCATCGCGTAACGCATGTTGTCGAACAGGTCGGCGGTGACCACGGACCCCTGCGACTGGCGCAGGTTGATCGCGGTGCCAGAGATCGCGTTGGTGACCTCGCCACGGTTCTCCTCCGTGACGCCTGACGACTGCTCCAGAAACTGCTTGTCCTGCTCCATCAGCATGACGTGCTCTCGCGCCAGCGAGGTGTCGTTTATGATCTCCAGCTCGGTGCCGCGCAGCTTCTTGATGATTCCATCCGGCCTGGCGAGCTGCTCTTCAAACTCATCCCAGTCCTCGACGGCGTCTTCGTCAACGATCGCACGATTGGTCGACAGGATGAACAGCGCCTTGGATCGCCGCTTGTTCAGATCCTCCTGCGGATCTCTCATGTTGCGGATCACGCCGTAGGGCTGGTTGTCGCGGTCGCGCTTGAACGCCCAGATCGGGGTGAACGGGAACTTGTCGTGTCGGTACGGTGAGGGCATGTCCTGCAGCAGACCCTTGCCGCAGAAGATCGCAACGTGGACCTTCATCTTGAGCGCGTCGTAAACGGTCGCATGGCCGTTTTCGATGATGGACTTCAGCGGCCCCGGCAGCTCCCGGTCCTGGGCGACTTCTCGCCCGTTGATCCGCGCCAACTGGTTGGCCATGATCGGCGTGTCGGTGGGGCTGATTCGGGTGCGAACCAGGCGCACGCTCTGCGGCTGGCGATACCAACACTCGATCAGGCGCACGCGCTTGCGCCGCACGCCAATCGTGAACGAGTCCTCGAATATGTTGTGCGCGCCCTGCATGATCGTCGATGAGCCAGGGCTGTGCGTCGTGTGGTACAGGCCCGTGAACCCGAGGTCGTCATCCTCGCTCTGCCCGAACAGTTGGTGCGAGACCGACGCCTGGCTGATGATGTCAGCGCGGTCAGGGAACATTGTTATCGCAATATCCTCGTCCACCCACTTGGCGCGGAAGATGAACCGCGAATCAGAGTTGTCGTGCTCCCTGGCCAGCGGGTCGTTCCAGATATTGCGCCAGGACTCCCAACGATCAAACAAAGGCTCGTCGGTCGGGTCGGAGCGTATCCCTGTCTCCAACCACCCGACACCCACCTTGACCGCATCCTCGAAGGCCTTCGACCGGGCGTACGCCGCTTTGTTGACGTCGTCCGTGTACTTCATCAACTTGGTTTTGGTCTGGGCAGGCTTCGCGTCTTCCTTGCCGCGACCGTGGACCCTGTACTCGACGCGGGTGCGTCGTTCGGTGCCGAGTATCCAGCGGATGTGCTGCTGAACCTGGTTGAACACGAGCGGTGCCTGGCCGCGCTCTCTCAGCTCCTGGGCGTCATCGTCCTTCCACTGCAGGCCGTCGAAGAAGTCAGCGTCGATGGCTTGCTCGTAGCGGTTGTCAGACGCGGAGGTGCGCGCCTCGTTCCACCACTCCTTGAGCTGGTTTTCCTTTTCCTTGGCGGCTTCGGAGTCGAGCGGGTGCGGGGCCGGGGTGGATTGCGCTCGTTCGTTGGATCGTAGCTCGAACGGGACATGCTCACGTATGACGCCTATTTCCATTTCTCGTGGCACGCCGTCCTCCTACTGGTGATCAATCGGGTTGATGGTGTTCTCCAGCAAGCCCTCGACTGAAATCTTCTGGTTGCCGACGTACATGACGCCCTGGACCTCGGCGCCGTAGTGGCTGTCGGGCCGCTTGTAGGGTTTCATGTTGATCAGTTCTTCGAGGCAGCTAACGATGCCTTCGGCGAGTCTGAATCGGGTCATCATCGAAATGCCCAGGCCCAGCATTTCGCCCATCTTGTGGGTGGCCTCGACCATGTAGTCGGAGTGGTCGCCCGTGCCCGTGTCGACATACTTCCACGCCGAATCGAGGGTGATGACCCAGGCTCGTCTGCGGGCGTTGAGGAAGCGTTTGGCGCGAACGACCAGGGCAGGCTCTTCGTTCACGTACTGGAACAGGATGTCGAACTCGCCAAAGCTCTGGAGTCTGACGATAGTCTCGGCTTGCGTCATACGTTCACGCCATAAACTCGCTCCCTACTCGATGATTTTTGGTCTGTGGACAACGGGCCATTTTTTATTCTTGAGCCTGGCCCTGGCAGGCGGACTGTATACAACGAAGTGAGGACAAGCAATTAAACGGTGCGCCAGCTCCGTTTTCGCTTCTGGCGCTTCGGCCCCTGCTGCGGCGCCCTGTAGCCGACCGCGAACTGTTCAAACGCCTTGGCGCCGTGGGATGACCAGTCGTGCAGCGGCTTGGACTTGAAGGTGCCCAGCTTCTCGTCCCACTCCTTGCGGTAGTGATCCAGGCACTTGACCAGCTCGGAGCAGTTGCGCTCATCGAACCAGCACGTCGGCAGCACCGAGCGCACTGCGTCGACACCGTCCATCTCGTCCTCGATCCGCCCGACTACGCGCATGGGCCGCAGCCCCAGCTTCATCAGGGTCTCGCGGCGGGTGACCCCGCTGGAGAGTTCGCGAACCTCGACGTCGTGGGGCAGGAAGTGCGTGCCGTAGACGTAGGGCTTGTCCTGCAGCTTTTTGACGTAGTGGGACAGCGCCTCGCCCTGGTTCGAGTAGTAGTCGATGAACCGGTGCTCGTGGCCGTACTGCTGCATGAAGATGATCACGGTGTCGTCGTTCATGCCGAGATCCCAGAAGGTCTGGACCGGCAGGCGCGGCTCGTAGGGAATGCGACAGATGTGCTTCTCGTTTCTGAGCCACACCATCTGCTGCTTGTAGTACGCGCCCTCAATCGAAGCGCGGAACGCTTCCTCGGGCGTGGAAGGGAACTCGCGCAGCATGTACTCGCCCTGCTCCATGCGCTTTTTCACGTACCACAGCCGCTGGCCCAGATCGATCTTCGTCTGGATCTCGATTTCGAGGGCCTCGAAATACTCGTCGTCGGCGCGGGTCATCCTGACGCTGGCTTCCATGTTTTCGGGCAGGCGGTAGGTCGGCTCCCGCCACCAGGGGAAGAAGTGGAAGCGCCAGTCGAGCACGGTGCGCTCCAGTCCCTCGCGCTCGTGGTTCCTGGCCTCTTCGCAGATGTCGAAGAAGTGACCGAAGCTGCCCTCGGCGGTGGACTCGACCGTGACCGACTGGCCTGCCTGCAGCGTGTTGAGCGCACCCGTTCGCACCTCTGCCGCTTTCTCTGGGTACTTCGCGCACAGCTTGCCGTACTCGGAAATGTGCAGGTAGTTCAGGGTGCCTGACCGCATGGACGTGCCCACGCGGATCGAGGAGTCGTTGGCGAACAGGTACTCGTTGGTGGTGTCTTGGCGCGGCGAGAGGTAGCGGCGGATTTGCTCCGGTAAGTGCTCGTAGGGGAATTTGACCTTGGTCTGAAATATGACCTTCGCGTCTTCGCGAGTGTGCGCGATGATGCCGCAGCGAGTGTTGTGATAGAAGCAGGCGTTATCCAGAAGGAGGATGTCGATGAAGGTCGTCATCCCCAATTGTCTCGCCTTCAATATCACGTTCATGTACCAGAAGTTTTCCAGCAGCTCCAACTGCGCCCAGTTGGGCTGGAAGCGGACCTCTTGGCCCTCCTTGTCCTGTATCCAGTACAGGTTGCTGATGCGCCACAACTGGTCCGAGAACTGATCGCTCAGTTTCAATACTGTTGAGTCGGCCAATGGTGGACCCTCCGCGCTGTTCGGCAATAAGCGCCATCAGCTCTGCTACGCCGTTGGTGTCGATTGCGTCCTGTTTGAAAAAGCCCAGGATTCTTGCGAGCGAATCCAGCGCCCCCTTTTTGTCCACGAATCTGATCTTCGTGGTGTGACCGATCACCTGGCGTTCTTCGCCGCGACCCTCGTACTCGGTGAACACATCGATCTGCGAGATCGCCCTGCGCGCACGTTCCGGCATGTCGTTGAGGTTGAGCAGCGTGCCAAAGTCATCGACGAGATCAGCCGGGTCCACAAAGCCGATGTTGGCCAGCTCCTCGACTACCTTCGCCTGCTTGACGTCACGCCACTCGGCGAGCTTCTTGCGCCGCAACGTGAGGTAGGCCTGAACCTGTGGACGGCGGTGGGCGAGGCTCGCGTATTTGGTCGCCAGCTTTTTCGTCTTGTACTGGAACCCGGCAGCGATGTAACACGACACCATGCTCTGGTCGGGGTTCATCAGCAGGCCATCGGCGAACTTGCGCTCGCCATCGGTGAGGCCGAACTCATCCGTGCGCTGTTTCTTGCGGCGGCGCTGAACCTGCTTGGTGTTCGCCAGGCCACGGTCTGTGAACGTCACTCTGGCCCCTGTGGAATGAATGTCTCTGAGATTTCCAAAATTGTCCTCTGCTCCGACTTGTGCGGCACCTGGGTCTGCCAGCAGTACTTCAAACTCAGCACCCCAGGAGCGTCGTCAACGATGATGCCCAATGTGCGCAACCCGTCGATTATCGGTTTCAGGCCACCCACCAGGTTGTCTTCGTCCAACAGCCTGATGCTGCGCCGCTCGACGGCGAGGATAACCCGAGGCAGGGGTTCCGACAAATGCAGGCGTTGGGGTAGCCAGGCCTGCGACAGGAGAGCAAGCCAGCGCTTTTTTATGCGGCTGTACGCGCGCCAGTGCTTGTACGTCCACTCGTTCGCTGACGGCGACGGGACTCCGATGGTGATCTTGATGGTGCGGGACGGCTCTTCCCCAGAAAACTCCGCGACCGGCTCGATGCCAACTTTCTGGCGAGGTCGTCGACGCCTTGTTGCAGTTTTTGCTCTAGCCGCTTTGCCGCGCGCACCAGGGCTTGTCGTCGTCGTTCGCATCCAGAACAGGCCACCTAAGTGAAACTGAATCTGCTACGGGCGCGTTTTCGGATTCCGCCGACGTCCTTGAGTGTCTCGCCGCGCTGGAACTGGGTCTGGAATTTGGCGCGCGTCGGATCGGCGTTCGCCTGCCGCTGCGCGCTTGCGCTACCAATCGTGCTGCCCACCGCGTTGAATCGATTAGCTGCATCCGCCGTGCGCTTATTGGCGAAGTTCGGTATGGCCACGCCACCGGGGACGCCTGCGATGCTGAAGGTGATCTGACTTAACCCCTGCTGATCCTGGGCGACCGCGTTTTCGTCTAGGCCAGCGATGCCCGCCGATCCCAGAGCTGCGGTGTCGAAGTCGGCGTCGCGCAGCTCACCTCGGTTGCGGGCGGTGACGGAGTTTCTGGCGGCGTTCTGTTGTGCTTCGGGCGAGGCGATGTTGATGCCGCCGCGCTGACTCTGGATGGTGCCTGGCGAGATGTCGGACGTTCTGGGAGGTCGATTGCCCAGGACTCCTCGACCGCCAACGATCCCGCCTCGGGTGGTTTGGGCGAAGCGTCGCGGCTGGCGCTCGCGGGGAGGTGGCTGAAGCAACTCTACGTCGTTGAGTTCGCCAAACGGTGTGGGCGCGATGATGTCGTCAGTCCCACCGGGCACCAGGTTCTGGGGTCGAGGCAGTCGCCGGGGTTCCGGCTTTTCGTTTTCCGGCCCAGCGAACTCGTCGCGGTCGCGGTCTATCGAGACTTGTATGGCCATCGACGCTCCGATTTAAGCTGGGGTGGCGAGAGTGGAGAGTAGTTGCCGGTCAAAACCTGTTTTTCTTCTTGGGGGAAGAACACTTGAAAGGGAGGACTGCATCCAGATCTTTCGCGGCCTCTCGCCACCCCAAGTATCTTACGGTAGTCGATGCGTTCAGTTTTTGCCACTCAGGCCGCAATAGCCCTTTTTCGTCGGACCCCGGCCTTCGGTCCAGCACCAGTGCATGCACTCGCTGCCGACGCACCGGGCGCCCTCGAACGGGTTGCGACTGCCTGGGTTGCGGTTCGTCGCCACCACCACCGAGGAGCCATCCACCTGTTCGACCACCCGAGCCACTCGGGCCTCGGGGCACCACTTCTGGCTGGCTTCGTTTTCTGTGATCAGTTGACCCATCAATGCACCTCCGGTTTGCGCTCTTCAAGGATAAATTCCGCGAGCATCGCGTAATCGTCAAGACTGGCGCCCGTGTTGTAAATCACTTCGCTGTAGTACTCAAGGTCCGCGTCGACCACCCAGTCATTGATCGACTGGTAGCTGATCATCAGCGACTGCTTCTGCGGCGTCAGTTTGAACTGCAGCTCGAACGGCAGCAGGTTCTTTTTGCGAATCCGCACCAAGAACTCGCCGTTCTCGTACGCCGCTGGATCAGCCAGGAACGTCACGGTGTCTTTTTCGATCACCCCGATGTACAGCGTGTTGCTGCCATCGCCCTCCGGTGGATCGAGGAACACGGCAACGCGCGCGCCCACGGGGGCGTTGCGAATCACCAGCATGGCGGGCGTCGACGGGTCTTGAAAGTCCGACTGGCTGAAGTCGATCACGGGCGACTTCGTCGTGTCGGCCTTCGCGCCCTTGACCTCTGGGATCAACTGCATCAGTGGATCGTTTTCGGTGCGTTGTGGGGGCGCGTCAGTGAGTGCAGCCGAGCGTACTTCGGATCGCCCTTGACGCCCAGGAGCCGGATGCGCCGCTTCTCCCATGGGATAAAATCGAAGTCGTCCGACCAGTCACAGTCGTGGCACATCGAGCACAGGGTCCAGCCCTGACCGCTTACCTGGGTAACGTACGAGACCCACCAGCATCTGCACGTCGCGCAGTAGCGGGCGTCGTTGTGCGGCAGTGACGGCCTGACCCAGGCTTTCGATTTGTTCACCCCAGCCGGGATCAAAGGATCGCTCGCCAATCAGGACTCCTCTAGATCTTGTGCTTCGAGGTAGTTCGCCAACCCCTGCTGGAGTCCGAGCGTCACGGTGCAGATGAGCATCTGAGGGTTCGTGTCGGTCTCGCGCGCCGTCGCCATGCACCACTCGGACATGAACGCGACCATGCTGAACAGCACGTCGGCGTTGACCTCCCCCATGAACAACTTGTTAGTCCAGTCGTGGAGTTTTTCGGTAATTTCCAGGCACCGGTCTACGTTCGCGTATTCGGCGGTTTGCGACCACAGCCGGAAAGCGTCCTGAATCGCCTGGTGGAAAACTGCTGGATTCGGCGGCTCGACGAACATCAGTGTCGCCCTGTCATCTCGGCCATGAAATCAGGCGTATCCTCGCTCTGATACACCCCGCGCCTTGCCGCGACCACATCTCGGCGGATCGAGTTGAGAATCTTCATCATCGCGACGGAGTCGCAATCCAGCGCCAGCATGTTGACCGCAGAGCCGAGCGCGGTGTCGAGATCCTTCAGGAACTCGGTGCCCGCCTTCTGACGCATCGCGTGGTCGGCGAGGAAAAACCGGTACTGGATCTTGGGGCCGTCGTTCACGGTCGGCGCCAGGATGTGCAGTTCGCCCTCGGGAACGTCAGGGCCGTCCTCGATCAGGATGCCGCCTCGGGTCATATAGCTCACACAGACTCCTCGTTGAACGTGGCGCGGGTAACGTCGCGCCGGATGCACTCGCGGCAAAGGTGCCGCTCAAGTGCGAGTTGCAGAGAGTCGATCAAAATGTTTTTGCGGCCACTCGCGAAGACCGCACCGAGCGCGAAGCCGACTGCGCCCATGGAAAAACCGAGCACCCATTCGATCCATTGTTCCATGTGAAACACCCTCAAAACGGTATGTCGTCGTCAAACTCATCAGGCTGCAGTTCCTGCTGCTGCCGAGGCGCCGATCCTTGGGGGTAGGCGCCTTGCTGCGGCGGCGGCGGCTCGTCGTTCACCGCCAGTTGCACCTTGCCCCAGTAGGTCGGCGCTTTGGGGTTGTCGGAGGTCGAGCGCCACAGGCTGAGTTGGTACTCCGTGCCGTCGATGGTCACGTTGCCGCGCACCACCGGTTGCTTGCCATGGGCCTCTTTGTCGGGCCACAGCGCGATCTCGCCTTTGTCGATCCACCGCTTACTCATCCCCATCGGCTCCAGGTACTCAGGTCTTCATGGTACAGCCCGTGGATCAGCTCCGTCGCCTCGTCCTCCAAGTCGTGCCACAGGTACGTCCACGGTTTTCCAGCGGGATAGTTCTCGCTGCGATTGTTGTGGTGAAACGGCTCGCGTCGGCATTGCAGCCCCCACGTCGTACACATCTTCGGCCACTGTGTTTCGATCTGATCGAGCCGGTAAATCTCGGTGGTGAGCGTGCCCCCGGTGC